CATGTCACGCAATGGGTCTAACTGTTTACTAAAATGCGAGTAATTCTTAGCTAATGGAGTTCCATCCTTAACATAGTCTTCTAGTGCAGAGTGAACCTCTGTACCATAGCGCATCTCTTTGGTTGGAAACTTTGTAAATCTTTTTAGTACCTTAACTTCTTGATACTGTTTTGGGCAATTTACATAGTCTTTGAGGCCGGAATACGACCATTTAATTTCATTGGCTTGCATAACTGTAGTTCCATCTAGGGTTTTGAGGAACACATATTATCAGCAATCGCCATAAGTTGCACCTGCTTTTGCTTCACACGCAACAGGTAGCCCATTCGCCCATGTTGGCGGCTTGAACATGAGACCAGTTATGACCTATAGGGCTTTGTCAACCTTGTACTCTTCCACGACCACGACTGCCGCATCATGCACAGTCAATGCAACGCGATACTTCTCATTGATCTCAACCATCTGAGTACCCACGATTATTCGCGCCAACGCTTGAACAATGTTCTCTACAACTCCACCACCCCAAATGGATATCTCGCCTCTGCGTGAGTCATAGACGATCTGAGACTTACTATCCTTCTCTGCTCTTCGTAGGTTTGGGTATCGGATGCGCAAGTTATTAGGCAAGATGATGCCTTCCGCGTCGTAGAACACACAACCATGCTGACCGAACGATAGTGGCTTATCAAACTTGTTGTTCATCATGTCCTCAAGCAGTTGATCAGCTTCATGCCACAGGTCAATGATGTTGTCGTTCTTCTCTCGGTACACACCCACGATACGTTTACACTCTTCTTCAGTCAGCTTAACGCTTACTGGCTGCGAGGTAGATAGCGTGTGTTGTAACTTCAACGCTCCAGTGCCGTAGCCCAATCCTAAGATACAAGTTTTACCCACGAACCTTTCAGTTGGGTCTTTCTTAGATATGGGTCGCTCGTAGATACTGGATGCAAACACAGAGTACACATCTTCACCATCTGCGAATTGTTTAACTACATCATCTTGTCCCGCAAGCCACGCAAGCACGCGAGCCTCGATCTGCGATGAGTCAGAGTTAATTACTAGATAGCCCTCGGGCGGGATGATTCCCTTCTTCAAGGCTTTCTTTTTTACGTCACGACTTGGCAAGTTCTGAAAGTTAATCTTGTCTGACCCCGACCATCTGCCAGTATGTGCGCCATAGTATTTCAGGGGGACAGGAATCATTCCTCTGTTGCGCTTGCCTATGTCAATGAATCGTTGGATGCGCTTTTCTTCTAGGGTTGACTTCGTGCCGAGACGTACTGCGCACAGGTGTTGGATAAAAGTATCTTCATTCTCAGTTAACGCAATGAAGCCCTCATCTTTCTTGGCGAGTGCGGGTACTTCTTTTCCAGTTGTAGGACTGTTCTTGAGTGGCACAGTCACACCAAATCCTTCTAGCACCTTGGCAAACTTCTGATTGCTAGAGAGTTGCTTACGCACTTCTTCTTCAGTCGTGCATTCAAGCTTCTCCATCAAAGACGAGAGTAATTCGCTCTGCTCTTTGCGTAGATCATCAAGGCGTTGCTGAAGTGTTTCTTCATCCACATAAAGCATGGGGTGGGTGAACATGCGTATGGTCATGTCTATTAGTTTGAGTTCCTCCATCGGGAAACCCTTAGACATGTTGTTGAACAGTTGGTAGGTCAACGTGACATCGTTACGGCAATACTCTCCGTACTGCGCTAAGTCCTCGGGAGTAAAGTCCGAACGAGTCTTGTCGATAGCGGCAGTGACCTCTGTACCTTTCTCACCTATTCCATATCGGAGTGCGAGCTTGGCCAGAGAACCACCGACCTCCACACCATGTATAGCTCTCGCCATACATAGCGTGTCCAAATACACCATCGGAGTGATACCAAAATGCCACTTCAAGATCGCGCCATCAAACAACGTGTTGTGGGCAAGCATCATACTGTTCTTCCAGTCGAATTGCTTTAGCCACTTGCGTGTTGCTTCGCGGTCTCCCGAGAACCATACTGGCTCATCAGCGTCAACCTGTACTGCAACCCCAATAACTTCAAACCGCGAGTCTCTGATGTACTCCTCCGTGGTCTGAGTTCTGAAGCCTAGGTCTTTGCTTGTGTAGTAGGTCTCAAAGTCAATGGTGATAAGGCTCATTGATTACTTAGTAGAGTTGATTTCGCGTGTCAGATACCATTGCGCTTTGCGTAAGTCCTCTAGCTTGTTGCCTTTGTAGTCGGCTCTCGTAAGATACTTAATTACATTACCAAGGTTGTAGTTCAGCTTCTTCGCTTCGATGAAGTCAATAGTCTCGATGCCACCTGCCGTGTAGTGAGGCGGTTGATTTACAAGATCAGGGGTAGCTGAAACTTTAAATACCTTTTTAGAAACTTCCATCATACGCTCGGGGGCTTGCATGAGAATCTTACCCCTGTATGTTGGCTCTAGCATTGCATTAAGACTTGTGTTCGTGGTGATGGTAGTCAAGGGAACCGCCGGGGTAATCGGTAAGCGCCCAGTTGTTTTAAGCTTGTTCTTGATGACGTACAAGTACTTGATGTCAATACCCAATGCGGAAGATACCTCGGCATGCTTAGCGTCAGGGAACTTCTCGTAGTGGCGACGAACTTTTTCGATTGTGGTGAGTTTGCGTTTTGTCATATAGACTTTCTTAAGTAAGGTTTGGGATTGATATAGTAAGGCTTAGTTTTTATTTGTCAAGTGTTTTTCTGAAAATATTTTTGTCCTTTCATAATATTGTTTAGGGAATGGGTCTTTCTTATCTAATAACTTTCTTAACCATTCAGCACCACCAAGATGATTAAGAATAATCCATTGTCTATCTGACATTCGTACTTGTCTGCCTATGAGTGGCTCGGGCGGTTTAGGTCTTGGCATTATGGATTTCCTTTTTTTCGTGCGTAAGGCGCGATTGTTTTACTGCGATAGTCAATGCCTGAAAAGTTTGCAAACTCAGCCAATGTCCTCGCGTTGCCTAACCCATAGATGCCAAGGTCAGCGTTGTGCTGTAGTAGTGCGGTCATTCTCGCCTTAGACTTGTTGTCTAGTTCCCACCATCGTTGGCTTCTTTCTTTGTCAGAGTTGGGAGACCAATGAACCTCGCGGTGTGATGTCGCTACATCCCCTGTGCTATACAAGTGATAGATAGGCACATCCGTGGTGTGATAAATATCCCATCCATGTGTCCACGCACGCACCGAGAGAGTCTGCTCCTCGCCCTCAAAGTACAAGTGTGGGTCGTAAGGCACTTCGTATACGAACCGCCCATGAGTGAAGATAAAACCTGCCGCTATGTGGAAGCCTTTAACAGGCATATCACTTGTAATCGATGCCGCAGTAATAGGAACAATAATGTTATCTTCTTTAAACTCAAAGTCATCACTGACATATCCATACAGAATTCCATCGGTACTTCTCTCAGGTACAGGAACATCGTCAACCATCTTAAATGGGTGTGGGTAATTAGATATAACAAACTTAGGCGACATCTGTGAACAACGTGCTGCCGCTATGAGTAGTGTGTCATCCCACCCCTGATCAAATACCGTGTGAGAGTCAATCTGCATAAACCATGCCTCACCTGAGTAGAGTGACATGGCAAGGGAACGCGCCCAACAAGCACCTCTCGTATCACGCACATCTATCCCAACATACCTCACTTGGGATTTGATATCGTCAAACTTGAGTCGCCTTTCCGCAAAGTTTTGTTCTACTATTCCAAATCTCAACTCGCTTGGGCGGCTAGCCTTTGCAAGCATGTCTCGTATGGTTTGTTCAAGTAGTCTGTCACAGTAGGATGCAACGCTAACAAAGATAGTCATCGTTTCATCCCCCGCACAAAAGCGGCAAAGCTCGCGGCAGTATCGCCAAGAGACTTCATCGCATCAAACTCCTTGGCTACCTCTTCTAAGACTTTATTACGCTCTTCTGTTGGGTTGATGTAGTCTTGAATGTCATCGTCATCGTTTTTCATAGTGGTGCGTCCTCTTGGTTATCAGGGTTGAAAGGTAATTTGTATAGGGGTTCATGGTCGGGCGGTTGGTTGGGGAAAGGCCAAACTACTCCAGTACATCCAACACCACCTTCTTGATCTTCATGTAGGCTTCTGCCTTCGTGTACGGCATGGCTAGTATGTTGTCTATTTCGCATAGTGCCTCGTAGTATTCTGTTGCATGCATTGCATGTTGAAGTTTATTTTCATCTTCGGGGTATTCAAATTCAAGTACGGCTTTCACTTACGTTTCTCACTCAAGGGTGTCCATCCAAACTTACGCCATGTATCTTGTACATTGGTTAAATTTGCGGGAACGTAAATAAATCTTGGGTCTAGCAAGCTTGGGCGCACAGGCTTTTGTAGTTTCTGCGCGGAGATAGAGACCAGTTTCTTGTTGGTGTTCATTTGATAAATCCATCCATTAAAAGTTGTAGTTGATGTACATTGTTCTCATCGATGATCAATGCTAAGCCTCCCGCGATCTCGATAGAATTTAAATTATAAAGTTGCAAAGCCGTAGGCTTACCACCATTGGCTTTGCATTCGATGCCTACAAATCGCCCCTTGTAACAACATAGAATGTCAGGGATGCCTGAATGACCAAACCCCGAGGCGACAGGCATAGCGTGGTATGCGCCCATCTTCTTGAGCGTTTCAATTACCTTCTTCTTTACCTTCTTCTCGGGCGTATCAGCCATATCAGTTACTCCTTATGTCCATATAGACTCTTGACGAATCGGTTGTCCAAGACAAGTATGTATAGGTTCTTGGTCACTTGCCAGCCTATATCATCTAGTCTTGGGTCTTGATGGTTGATATATACAGTCGTGTTATCAGAATCCCACTCCTCCAGTATATTAGGAGGGAAAGCGTGAATCATTGATATTAAAGCTTTGATCTGATCAGGCAAGGTATCCTCGTCAAATATCCTTACATGGTTCTTTGCTACCACGACCGCGTATTCATTGTCTCTTACCCACATGGCTACCCTACTGCTTCCGCTAAGAGTTCTATGAGCGATAGGTGTTAGTTCGCTGTTGATATCATGGAGCATGTTTGGGCAACAGTACTACAAGTTTGTTGTTTGAATGACCAACCGCAAAGTCCATATCTTCAAAGTAATGGTCATAGTATCTAATACCGAATTCATTATCTTTGTCAAAGTATTTAGGTATACCTTCCAAG